TTAGATGAAGTTGTGAATGGCTATGCGAAGGTACTTGGTACTGGGGTTAGGCAGACTGGAGTTGTCTGCACCTTATTTGTGTCTTTGCAATCGGTTGTGCCAGAGAGGCGCAAAACTATCGCGACGGCTATCTTGACGGACCCGGAGTTTGTGGAAATCTGTTCGCAGGGTAGTAATTACCATAACGGGATCAATATTGGTCCCTTCGTTGGTCCCGATTGGAAGGAGAAGGAGGCTGACTTGTTTAGAACGCATAAAATGCGGCCTAAGGCCTATAAGGGCTCGCCCTTGAGCGGAGTTTTGCAGGCTTTTGGATTCAATAGAGAGTTGAGTGCTTTCGACATAACGCCTCTAGAGCGTAATGCTTTCATCGCCGCTCGTGCCAGCTTGCAGAAGCTCTATAACGAGCCTAATAATCTGGACTTGTATATAATGGAAGCTTTGCGTGCGTTGCAGCCTTTGCATCCTGATCCGGAGTCTCCAGTGCGGATGGCGATGGACAGAAAGGAGAAGGGTGAGGAACAAGTGTTTGATCGTGTTCTGTTGTGGTTGGACAAGAAAGGTCCAGACAGTCTCGCTGAGATTTTTCGGGAGGATGTTTGTAACAACAGGACTATGAAGTTTATTGGAGCATTCAAGTCAGCTATGAAGTTTGTTTTACCCATGGTTGCCGTTGTTGGCGCTTTTAGATTTGCTGCCCGTAAGATTGTAGCTCCCGAAAGTTCAGTGGACCGTAAGCGCGGCAACACTAACCGTGACACAAGTGAGTTCGTCAATAAACGAGATCGTACAAGGGAAGACGCCTACGTCCGTTCGAGGGATAGAGTGGCCCGTGATGAAGATAGCTGGGCTCGCGTAACGGACTGGCATACTGGTAGGTATGAGCCTCAGGCTGAGGATGAGAACCTTGCAAATCGGTTGAGTGCGATCAAGGCTAATTGTTTGACAGCCTCTATCCGTGGAAGTACTTTACATTGTTTTTGTATCGGAGGCTGCCAGGTTTTGTTCCCACGGCACTTCTTCTCTGTGCGGGATGAGGATGGGCAGGTTGGGCTTGTTCCTGTCGATACCCCTTTTATCCTTAATAGGGGTTCCCAGAGGCTTCAGATGAGCTTTGATCCTAGGAGAGTTAAGGCTTATCGGAGTGAGGGCGAGGATATTGATTTGGTTGTGTATGATTTTAGTGGCTATATGCAGCCCATGAGAGATGTGACTCGTCATTTCGCCACGAAGGAGGAGCACCAGAGGATTGGTAGGTGTAAGGCTACTCTTGTCAATTCTAAAATGGAGATGGAGACTAATGCTTATTGCACGACTCAGCGGACCACCTATAGTTTAGACTCTGAGAATGTCAAAGAATTGTTCGTTTCTGACCAATGGCGCTACAGAGCTTTGTCTAAAGGTGACTGTGGTACCATTCTGTTTAGCAATTCGGCGTGCAAGATTTTGTCTTTGCATGTCGCGAGTGCTACGAGCATGTTGTCTGGAGAAGGCATTGGTGTGAGGATAACCCAGGAAGCTGTTGTAGCTGCTCTTGGGGCAGTGAATGAGGTGGTGATGGCCCAGGAGGGATTAGATGTTAAGGAGGTTGCTGACGAGCTCACGACTATCCCAGCTGCCGATAGTGTTGCCCTTGTAGGTGAGTTGCAGAGAGTGACTTTCCGTAGTGATCCTAAGAGTGAGTATAAGAAGTTGCCTTATATTGAGGAAGAATGGGCCCAGCCAGACGCATATCTGCCATCTGTGATCGGTAAGGTGCATAGTAGTAACCCAGGGCACCTTACCATAGATATCCAGAGGGATGCCATGGAGAGCTTCTTCAAGGTTGTGAAGCCTTTTCCAATATCTGAGGTTGAGATAGCTATGGAGGACGTTTTCGATCAGTTTGAGTATAAGCAGGTTGAGCGACCTCCAAGAGCCCTGACTGATGCTGAGTGTATTAACGGGGGTTTGGTGTGCTTGGGCTCCATACCCATGCGGACTTCTGAGGGGTACCCTTGGACGCAGGATCGCCCTAAGGGTGTGAAAGGTAAGAAATGGATGTTCTCTGAGGATGTCCCACGTGTCATCACGCATGAGCCTCTGAGACAGGCCCTAGAGCGGCACGAGGATAATTTAACCAGAGGGGTTTGTCCAGCCTTTGTTTGGGAGCCTAATCTCAAGTCTGAGATGCGGCCCTATGATAGAGTGATGGGAGTTGGAAGAGATGGGAAACCCAAGACGCGTATGATTATAGCTTCGCCAGTGGATGCCACTATCCTTTTCCGGAAGTATTTTGGTGATTTCATTAGTCATGTTTACGCTGGTTTTGATGTGTATGAAACAGCTGTCGGCATGAATGTTTTTAGTAGTGATTGGGAGCAGATGATTAGAGGACTGTTGTGCGCTTCTGATGTCGGCTTCGACGGGGATTACTCTGGCATGGAGTCTTATTTTACTAGGCAGATTGCCTTGTCATTAGGGGACCATATTGGGGCTTGGTACAGGCGACATAACCCAAGCCTAGAAGATGGTTTCGAAGACAAGCAACGCATTCTACTCCATAGTATGGTTTTTAGTTTCTTGCGATATGGTCGTTATGTCATCATGGACTCCGATCATAACAAGAGTGGCAACATATTGACGACCCTGATCAATTGTATTGTTGTTATGTTGCATTTCCGGTTGGCTTGGCGCCACCTGGCGCGTTTACACGAGCCAACTATGGAGCCTCTTGAGCATTTCCATAGACTGGTGAGGCTTAAGGTATTCGGAGATGATAACATTTGCGCCGTGGCTGAGCGGGTGTCGTGGTTTAATCCAAAAGCTATTGGGGAGTATTTGAGCGGATTTGGTGTGACGTTTACGCCAGCGAACAAGACTGCTGTCACGGCAGACTTGACGCCTATCTTAGGCTTAACATTTCTGAAGATGACCACTGTGCGTATGTCAAACTTCGTGAAAGGGCAGATCTATTATCCTGTCGTAGAGGAGGCTAGTCTCATTAAAAGCCTCATGTGGAATGGTTCTAAGGAGATGACTCAAGACCAGATGATGGTGGCCCTAGGTAATGATGTGTTGTCCCGGGTTTGGAGCAGCGGACCCTTGCGGTTTAAGGGCTGGCGGTCTAGGATACAGAAGGCGTGGGCACGCAATGGTATACTGGAGTCGCCTTTGAGCTTTTATGATGTGGCCCGTAGGTGGGAAGCTCGTAGTATTGATGCGGGTTTGTTCGGGGCTGAGGCTGATTACCGCCTGCCCTATGCTAGTGTGGTACGTGTTAGCGCGCAGATGGAGGAGGCTCCGACGCAGGCTCTGGAGGTGAATGAGGCGGCATTATCTGTCGTTCAAACCTCAAAGGAGGTAGCGACGCCCAGCGTAGTTGAGAAGGAGGAGAACTCAATAGTCGTTTCCCTTAAGCGGTGTCAGCATGTCGCATCCATTGAGGAATCTAAGGGACAAGTGTTCCCAGTTGCTGAAATATACTTGGCTAACAGTATTGTGATGCAGCAGAATTTGTTGTGCTTCTTTGGTTCTATGTATCGTTGTTACATGGGTGAGTTGTTGTTTAGGTTCTTTTGTGATCCAGTTGCGAGCACATCCTCTATTAGCATGGCTGCTTCCCCGGATAGCGTGTTGCCCAAGCGAGGCTTTGGCACGCTCTCCACTGGGAACTTTGGTCCCATGTGTTTGCAGGAGAAGATGGCTGAGGTAGTGGTTGCAAACCCACAGATATATAGGTTCAATGTTGTGCCTATAGATTCTATTGAAGCTAAAGCGGATGTGAGTAATTATTCAAATGTGGCCGTGAACGGTTCGGCGCTTTACGGCCAACTGTTTGCGAACGTGTGTGATGGCTTCCGTCTTTCGTGTTTGTACAGGGTTCCGCGG